ACCTTGATCCCCGGCTTGATCTCCGGGTTGAGCAGGACCGACACCTTGATCCCGTTGTCGGTTATGGTCGGCACGTTGATCATCCCGGACTGAGGCGTTATGTGGACGATCCCTCCCACGGTTCCGTCTCCGGGCATGACCTCTGTGTTGCCATTCTGAATCGACCAGTAAAAACCGAAGCCTCGAGAGAGGATGTCGAACTCGCGCTTGACGGAGCCAACGACCGCGTAGGGCCTCTTCATGGTCGGCAGTTTTTCGGGCAGCTTCCATTCTCCCTTTCCCACTCCTTCCTTCTCGAGCTCTCCCTGCAAGTCGTTCATGACGGTCTCGACCTTAGTCCCAGACTTGTACGACTTGCTGACGGTAGAGTTCCTCACTCCCTTGTCGCCGTCCCCACAGGTCAGGGTCGTAATGATCGTCGGGCCATCCCTCGTGTGCATGACGTCTCGAATGTTTCCCTTGAAGATGACCCCTGTGTTGTCGCTCCCGAGGGGAGGCCAATAACCGGCCTCGAGCTCCACCTCGTCAAGCTCCTTGCCCAGGGCATTCCTCGAGCTCTCCGAGAGGTTGAACAGCTTGATCTCAGCCTCGTTCTGGGTCGACGAAATGCTCTTGCTGACATCGAACTCTATCTTCAGGTCATGAGGCTGCCACTGATCGTCGTGGTTGATCAGGATGGTGCCTCCGGACCCGGAGCACTTGAGCTTGACCTTACGGAGATATTGTAATGGCATAAGTTGCCTCCTCCACCAGAGCGTCTACGTCTGACTGAAGGGCGTGGTACAGCTTTACGTCTCCTCCCACGAGCTGAAGCCTCCCCGGCTCTATGTCCTCTCCACCGATCCTGTCGGTTCCCGCGAAGAGCACCCCGATGCCAAAGTCGAACGGCTCGAGGAGGTCCACGCCGGCGACTATCCTCCTGCCGTGGAGGACCATGTTCTCGTCGATGCCGAGGTTCATGTTCCACCGGTTCATCGTCGGGTTGTACCTGATCCTGATGGTCACCCTCTTCCCTCCCAGAGTTGCGGAGAACTGCTGGTCAGGGGCGTCTATGATCCTGAACGACACGAGGCTCATCTTGGACCTCCGAAGCTCGGGCCAGTTCCCGGGGCTGGCTCTGGGGTCAGCCACCTCTTGAGGATCGAGCGGTTGGGCTCCGGCTTGGTCGGCTGATCCCCTCGAGTCGTTGTCCCATCGGTCCTGTCCTTCGTCGGCTGGCTGTCGGACTTCCCGTTGCCGGCGGCCTTGCTTCCTCCTCCCTCCGCCTGGGTCTTTGCCGTCGAGACCATGATCACCTCCTGGAGCAGGGCCGATCCTTTAAGAACGCATGAGGTGATCGAGTCTCGCTCGGCGCGAAGGTCCTTTATGAGCATCGACTTGTAGATGTTCAGCCCGGCTATGATGAGGAAAGGAATGCGAGTCTCCTGAAACTTGACCAGGGCGATGTAGGTCAGGGCGGCGAAGCGATCTGCGAACTCCAGCTCCAGCCTCTTCGGCTCGACGTACGAGTGGTCGGTGATCTTGGCCCCAGTCTCGATCGGCAGCTCCGTGATCCCGAGGGAGGAGGAGTGCCCCTCCTTGAGGATGACCGAGAGTGGAACCGGTCCGATTCGAGAGTTGTAAAATATGATGCTCACGCCGCCGCACTCCCCTGCATTCTGGCCGGCTTGGAGGCAAGGCCTGCTCCCCTGGTCACGGCATTGCCGACGGCCCTTGCGGTGGCGTCTGGCGCCTGGTCTGGGTTGGTCACGTTAACGTTGACCGGGGCGGTGATGGAGACGTTGGAGTTGGTGTTGGATCGATCGCTGTTGATGGTCGCCCCTGCCGCAGCTCCTCCCGTCTTTCCAGAGTTCCCGGCGTAGTTGTCCATGAGGCTCATCGGAGGTCCGAACTGCTCCCCCGTGGCCCTGGCCGTGGCGGTGCCAGAGTAGCCGCCAGAGAGAAGCTTCCGGGCCTTGGCTCTGTGGCCTCCCATCTGCTTCTCCCACTTGTCCCTGACCGTTCCCCAGGTCCCTCCCGCGGCAGCGTCCCTTGCCCCAGTGGCCGTGGCCGACCCAGCATTGACGGCGGCGTAGGCATTGAGGCCCGTGTGCTTACCCGGGATGAAGCCGTGATCGAGGAGGTACTGCTCGGCCGCGACGACCTGGTCGGTGATGCTGGTGTTAGGCCCGACGCCGTACTTCCTGGCCTGCGGCTCTCCCCACTGGATGAGCCCTCGGTGCTGGCCCCACTTGGTCCTCGGGCCCTTCTGCCACGGATCGAACGTCCCTCCGGTCTCGAAGCTCATGAAGGTGGCCAGGTCCTCTGGGCTCATCTGGAGCCTGGCCGCAGAGGCCTTGATCGCCTGGGACAGCTCGGTGGCTCGAGCGCTGCCAAGCTTGATCCTGCCGGCGCTTCCTCCTCCCCCAGTGCCGCCAGTCCCTCCACCGGTCCCATAGTTGTCGTTTCCTGCCCCGCCAGAGCCTCCCCTGGCGCCGCCACCGGATCCCCCGGTAGAGTATGAGGCATTGGTCACCATGCCGCCATAGCCTCCTCCCCCTCCCGTGGAGTAGGAGGCAGGGGAGGCTCCCCCTGCCCAGCCCGGGAGAATGGACTTGAACCAGTTGATGAAGTCGTCCTTCATCGCCTTGATCCCCTCGAGGATAGCCGCGCCCATCTTCCTCCCGAAGTCGACTAGGGCCTTGTAGACCGCCTCGCTCATGTTGGCGATGCCGGTGAGGAACTCGTTCCACTTGTCGATGATAGCCTGGATGGCCATCTCGCCCCTGGCCCTCAGGCCGGTCCAGAACCTGGAGATTGTGTCGAATGCCGACCTAAACGCCGCGACCATGTCGTTGATCTTGGCCTGCATCGTGTCGACGAACTCGTTCCGGAGCCTAATGATGTTATTCCACCACTCCTCGAACGTCCTCCAGGCATTCTTCATCAGGTCGATGAAGCCCTTGATCGCCTTCTCGATCCACGGGAACTGATCCAGGAAGGACCCTATGACCGAGTCGCCTCCCTCCATGTACGTGAAGAAGTCGTCGAGCGCCAGCCCGGCGGCGATGAACAGGGCGGCGATCGGGTTGGCCGCTATGACCAGGGCTCCAAGAGCGATAGCCAGGCCCTTGAGGATCGGCCCGAAAGTCTCCCAGTGCTTGTTGATGAAGGCGACGTGGGTGGCTATCCTCTCGGCCACTACCCCAATGACATCGGCGGCCTTCATGAAGATGCTGCCGATGAACTCCGCCGCCTTCTGAAGGGTCCCGTCCTTGTCCCACTTGTCGATCGTCTCGAGGAGGGAGCTGAGGCGCTTCTTGGCCTGCTCGAAGAAGCCAGTCTCGGATATCCGCCGGAGGAAGCCAGTCCAGGCATCGCCGAGGTTCGACATCATGCCCTTGAAGGTCTTCGACTGCTTCTCCATGGCGCCGCCGAAGCGCCTCTCGAAAGTCTCCCCCAGGAACTTGGTGATTTCAGTTCCGCTCTTCTTGACGGTCTTGCTCAGCTCCTTGCCGTTCTCGATCCAGGAGAAGGTCACCTCATCGCCGGCAGTCTTGGACTTGATGCCATACTCCTTGAGCCGCTCGAACTCCCCAGTGGCCGCGTCAGCGAATGCCTCGACGGCGGAGTTGAGGTCCTTGCCCATGGCCGAGGCGGTGTCGCCAAGGGTCTTGAGCGTCCCGTCCATCGGGTCGATGCCGTAGGCCTTGAGCTTGACGAAGGCCTGGGTGATCCCCTCCACCTCGTACGGCGTCGTCCGAGCGAACTGGCTGATCCAGTCCATGCTCTTCTTGGCCTTGGCGGAGGAGCCCTCGATCGTCTCGAGGGTGACTTGGAATTGCTCGAACTTACCGGCTGTATCCAGGATGGCCTTGCCCAGGAAAGCGAAGCCGGCGCTGGCGGCCGCCCCGGTAACCATGGCCATCCTGCCGATGGCTCGCCCGACATTGTACGCCGTCTTCTCGAGGCCCTTTAGGTTCTGCTCGTACTTACGAATCTCGGCCTGAGAGTTCGGGTCGACCTTGTATCCGAGTATGGCGACTAGTTCGTCTATGATCACTTCGTCGACTCCTCGTTGGCCTTCTCATTCCTGGCCGCTATCAGATCGAGGGCCTCGTGGGCATCAAAGACGTCCTTCAGCGTCACCCACTCATAAAGGTCCCTCTGCGTGTAGATGGGAGGATCCGCCACGACCGGCCTCCACAAAAAGAGGTCCAGGTTCGGGGCGATCATTCTCATCTCTCTGATCGTCAGGCCCGACCGCTTGTCCTTTGGCTCCCAGCGGCCAGGAGCCCGGAGAAAAAATCGCCGAACTGCTCCTGGGCTACCCAAACCACGACTGGGATGATGTCTCCGCCATAGCCGGTAAAGTCACCATCGAAGTCAACCCTGTCATAATCCCCGGAAGGCCTCTTGACCTCGGCCAGCTCGGCGAGCTCCTTGATCATCCCGGCGAGTTCCTCGGGATCGGTCTTGGAGAAGATGTCAGCGAATGCCTGAACCGCATGGGCATTGGCCAGCTCCCTCTCCTGATCGCTCCTGTTGGGTCCAACTCCCCTGAGGATTTCGGGAAGCCTCTCGATCGCCGGTCCGGCCAACCTGAAGAGCCTGGCCTGGACCATCATCGCTCTGGTCGCCAGCATAGGCTCAACTCTGAAGGTCCTTCCATTGATCTTCTTTTCCGATACTCTGTACGCACTCTTTTCGTCAGCCATGGCTGCTCCTTCCTTCCGTCAGGGCTCGAGGGGAGATGGGCCGTCCCTCCTCGAGCCGTTGGCGACGATCATGGGAACGGGATTTCGGGTATCCACTGTCCGGTAACGAGGACCCACTCCCTGGCCGCCGCGTTGACGCCCTTCTGATCGCTCGGGGCGGTCTGGATAAACGCCTGATCGGCGGAGCCTCCCTCGTTCGAACAGACGTCGATGATCTGGACGGGGAAGCCGAGCTGCACGCAGCCGACATTCCTCTGCCGAGAGAGCTTCTGGGAAAGCAGCCGGTGAGCTGGAGAGGTGTGCTGGAGACGAACGGTGATCGTTGCTCCCTCGTTGGCATGAGCAGAGAAGATGGAGGAGCCATCGGCCCCGACCATCATGGTTCCCACGTCGATGAGGGGAGCGATCTGCACGGCATCGTCTCCATCCCACAGACCGTTGACCAACTGGCCATCGATCGTGATCGAGACGTTTTTCATGCTGTAGGCAGACGACTTTGCTCCGGAACTGGGCATGTGATGAACCTCCTTCTATCAGTTAGCCGTCCTTCCTCAGAACGTCATGCGGTAGTTGATGGTCGTGTAGTGGATCGCCCCGGCGTACCGGAACTCGACCTGGATTTCTGGCGCGATGCGGGCCTTCCTCTGGGAGGCCGGCACGGAGAGCACCGGAGGGATCCGGTAGGTGATGGCGGGGAGATAATCGCCTGTCTCCGGATCGAGGTCATCGGCGATGAGCCCGGCCCTGATCGCCATCTGCATGACGGTCCTGGGCCCGCTCGCCAGCTGCTGCATGCCGACGTCGGTGTAGGGGATCCGGTTGTTGTTGAGCAGGATGCCCAAAGTCTCCTCCTCGGTCCTGGCAATGATCCAGTCCGTGGCATGGATTTCGTCGATGAACACGTTCGGGATCAGGGTCGATCCCTCGGCAACGAAGAATTGGCCTCCGATGTCGATGAAGGTATTGGCCATGGCCCCAGTCTCGAGGGCCTGACCCAGGGCGGGCGTGAAGCCGGTGACCGCCTGGACCACGGCGGAGCCCTTATTGACCACGGGGACCCCTCTGAGCTTCTTGAACTTCGCCGTGTAGGCAGAGTTTGCCTGATCGAAGTTAAAGGTCCCACACAGGGCGGCGAGGCTCAGGCCTGGGTACTGCTCGTCGTCATCGTGGTAAAAGATGGCAGTCCGATCGAACTGGCCCTTGTTCCTCCCCGCGATGGAGAGGATGTCGTCCGGATCCTCCATCTGGATGTCATTGCTGTCGAGGATGGCCAGCTTGTTCTTGGCCTGGACCCACTCGACCAGGCCATCGAGCCACGGCTTGTCCCTGAACGCCGCGGGGATGGTCACCCAGTACCACTCGCCGTCGGCCTCGTAGATGGCGTCCATCTCGTCCTTGATGTTGGCCTCCGTGGCGGTGAGGGGATCGGCAATGGCGACGTATCCGACCTTGATCTGCATGGGCCTCGGGTTCTGCCCGAAGGCCTCCTCCAGGGCCAGGTAGACGTCGTCGGTTCCATCCCAGTCGACGGACACCTCCTCCATCGATCCATAGACCTTGGTTCTGTTGTCGACATCGAGCTCCCCGGGAACCGTGTCGCCTGTGATGAGCAGCGGCACGCCAAACCCGCGACGGCTCGGATAAGCATCGGCTCGGGTGAGCGTGACATTGACCACTCGCGAATAGGGCAGACGTGCCATGATTTATTTCCTCTCTTTCGTCAAATTCGAACGAAGGTGATCCCCTCACTCGTCTCGATAGTATCGATGAGGTGACCGTCCGCGGTCAGGCCCCGAAGGTCTACGTCCATCTGGGCTCTCGGCTCCCAGTCGTGGTCATGCCACTCAGAGAGGTTTCGTATGGCAGAGCACTGATGGATGACGAGGGCCGGAAAGTTGGGCTCCTCGACCTGGGTCATCTTGCTCGCGGCATAGATTGGTCGAAGCACATTCATCGGCGTCTCTCCGTAGCAGTTGACGGAGAAGTTCCATTCCATCTCGATGATCGGGGTGGCCATGATTTGTCCGGAGTCGACATCCTCCTCCCCGAGAAGGTCCTGGTGCCAGTCCCGAACCTGCCTCGAGCCGGTGAGATTGGTGACCATGTACGGACGATCCGGCTGGGGGCCTCCCTGCCAGACCCGAATAGACGTCAACCCCGTGATCCTGGCGATCCAGGTGTTGAAGTTCGTCCATACATCGTCGTCCGTCATGGTCCTTCCTTGACCTGTCCCAGGGCGGCTCTCATGAAGCCGCCATCCCTGATCCTGTCCCAGACGTGTATCACTCGAAAGACGTCAGTATCATAGACCACGTAGTCGTCTATCCGAAGAGTGAAGTGAGCCGCCCAGAGCAAGTACCGAGCCTCGTCCCTGACCCCCTCGGGGAGGTCCTGAAGGCTCCTGGAGTTGGTCGGCTGAACCGCCGCCCGAAACGGGGTGTCCTGAATTACTCCCAGCACCCACTTGCCTCCCGGCTCGTAGTATCCTCCGGTCCGGGTCCTCAGGGCGACCTGAGTGTCCTCGAGGGAGATTGCCGCAGAGACGTCCTTGGCGGGGTCGGTCATGGTCTGCCTCCCCTGATCTGATAGGTCACGCTCTGTCTCATCTCCCCGGTATCGATCAACGGCTTGGAGGAACCCTTGGCCCTGATCGTCGCCGGAGCATTCGGAGGATGCCTCAGGACGGTGATCTCGTGCTGGATGTCTCCCACGGCCATGGTGCCCAGCTGGCGAAGAGCCCTTTCCGTGGTCTCCTTTTGCTCAACGATCTGCTTGGCCCTGGCGGCCATCAGGGCGGCATACTTTCTCCGGCCGTTCCTCATCGCCCTCCGAAAGAACGGGCGCTCGGGGATCCGTCTCGTGCCGAACTCGTTCCAGATCGCCTTGCTAATCACGAAGTCGGTGGTCCTCCCTCGAGGGAAGCCAACGACGACCTGAAGGGGAGCCGCCGGGACCTTTGGCTTCATCCTGGTCTTGCGGATCACCCTGATCGTCATCGATAGACCACCGCCACGGCAGGGAAGTTGAGCTTCATGATGTAGAGGTAGTGTCGGCCGTAGACGGTCAGATAGAACTCTCCCAGGGGTCCGGCTCCTCCGGAGACGCCTCCCCCGGAGGAGCCCTTGATGTAGTCACTCTTGGTCTCGTACTCTACCCTGACGTCGCCGACGGTCCGGCTCTTGACGGCCCCAGACTCGGGGGTGATCCCTCCGGATCCTCCCCCGGTCTCTGGATCGAACCCTGGGACTGCCCCGGGGCTCATGACCAGTCGATGAGCAGTGAGGTTGAGCGAGGCAGGGGTCTTGTCGTGATCGGCCCAGTTGCCCTCGGCGACCCTCGTGTTCGAGTCGTCGAGAAGATACTGGGCAAGGACCTGGTCGTACGCCGAGAGTTCTGGAAATCTCAGGTTGAACTCTGCCAGAGTCGGGGGCGTCCAGGCCATCGTCGATTAGTCTTTCGGTTCCGGCTCTGGGGCCGGAGGCTCGTCAGTGACCTCGTGCTGCAGGGCGGTGCTGTTGCCATAGCCGAGGGCAATGTTGGTTCGCCTCACGGCCTCATCGCGGGTGGTGCCGTGACGCTGCATTTCCTCGTGATACTTCTTGTTGTATTCCTCGGCGCTGGCAGCCATTTCATTTTCCTTCCTGCTTCGTCGGATCTTACCTGTCGGAGGTTTTCGCCTTGGCGGCAGCCGCCTGGGCTCCCTTTTCCTTGTCGGCCTTTTCCTTCTCCTTCCGCTTTCTCTCCTCTTCCTCAGCGGCGGCGGCGTCCTCTGCCGACGTATCGGCGGCCTCTACTTCAAGGGCTCCGGACTCGATCCAGGCCTGAACGGTCTCGTTCTCCTCCGCGGCCTCCCAGACCTCATTGGTCACGACGACCGATTCGCCAACCCCGATGTGGGTCCCATCGGGGAGGGCATAGGCCTGCTCGCTGGTGTTGGTGATTTGCGTCTTTCCGGACTTCTTGGCAGCCATGATTTACATTTCCTTCTTCGGTTTGGGCCGGTTAAGGCTTTGGTGTTGCCCCTGGAACGGGTGGAGTGGGCCTCTGGCCCGCAGGGGACGGTCCAGGAGCCGCAGGAGGGGTCCTTGGGCCAGGGGAGGATCCGGCCTGGGCCTTCTGCGGGTCCTGGGCCTTCTCTGCGGCCCTCTTCCTCGGGGGCTCCACCCTGTCGGTAAAGACGTTCGGGGCAGAGGGGAAGGAGGCGTGCGAAACCGGGACCGACAGGGGCACGACCGGCTCCTCTCCGGGATCGGTCTCGGTCAGGGCTCCGGTGAGGAGCCAGGCCTTGACGATGTCGTCATTCTTCCAGATGCCCCAGCCCCTCACCCGGGTCGATGAGTTGCCCATGATAATCTGGTGGTTGGGGATCCGGAGCGGCTTCTTCGTGATGTTCCAGACCTCCGTCTCGTCTTCTGGAGAATCGTGCCTGACGTTAGCTTCGGCCATGTCGACCTCCTCAGATATTGTCCATGTAGCGCATCTCGGTCGGGCGACGAACGTCGAGGCCGCCAGTCCGGAACACGCCGGGAACCTTCCAGTTCAGAGGACCGTCCTGGTAGACGGGCAGGAACCGGTGAGGCATGGGCAGGTGGAGCTTTAGGACCTCCGGGGCCCGCCTGTAGGAAACGGCCCGGTGAAGGGTACCAGTGGCGCCGGCGCTCTCCAGACCGGCAGCCGCCCGAATCAGGAGGGGCTGACCGGTGGTCAGGGTATAGACGTTGTTCCGGGTGATGTGGGAGAGCACCGTGTCCGGGGACGTGGCGTTCATCATGGTCGTCCCGATCAGGCCGTAGCGGTCGATGGGGAGGAGGAGGGTGTTGCCCACGGAGGTGTAGCCGGCGGTCGTCGCCACCCCGAGGAGGAGGGCGTTGATGTCGGCGATGATCTTGTCCGGGGTCTGGGTCGGCCAGTTGCCGTTCGGGGCCGCCTGGATGGCCACGGTCGGGTAGTTGATCAGGCCCTTGAAATTCTTCTCCGCGTCGCCATTGATGGCGATTCGCTCCATCATCTCCTCGTAGGCTCTCCGAGCGGCAGCGGCGTCCTCGGCCTCGAGGGGGTAGCCGAGCGTCATGGCGACGTTGACCTCCTCCCACCCATAGCCGTACCCGATGCCGGCCGTGTAGACCAGCGTCTTGGCGGCAGCCCGCTCAGTCCCGGCCAGCGGGATGTCGTCGGAGTTGCCGTTGATCCACTTCGCCTTCCCGTACTTGTCTGAGCTGTAGTAGGTCACGGACTGGACGAACGGGTTGGCCGATGTGTCGATCGGGACGAGGGTCGGGTACTGGATGTCCGGATACACCGTCTCATTGACCGATGTCTCGACGTGGGTGAGTTGAGACTGAACGAATGCCATCGCCGCCTGGGCGTCCTCGATGGCCAATCTGCGAATGGGGAGGTTCATGGTCGTGGACCTTGTGCTCGAGGGAGGATGCCGTCAGACCGACGGGACGACGGGGTGAGTATCGCCGAGGCTGAGCTTGGCAATCCCGCCGGCAGTGGTCTTGCTCTCGAACCTTGCCACCCCGAAGTTGACGCCCGCGGTCTTTCCCCACTTCTTCGTGGCAGGATCGTACTTGACGAGGTCCTTCTGGTTGACCGCCTCCGTTACCTCGACCCAGAGCACGCCCTGGGTCATGATCCTGGCCGTGGTGTACTGGGCGAAGCCATTGGGGAAGTCGGGGGAGATGCCCCGATCCATGACCGTTACCCCAAGGAAGGGGCCGGCGCTCCCGGTGATGCAGGTGTTCTCCTCCGTGCCTGCCTCGACGGCCAGACCAAAGGCGATGCCAGCGGCATCCTGAACGGTTCTGGAGATGAGGCGCTCGCCCTCCATTGAGGCGATTGCGCCGGCGACTCCTGCTCGCATTGTGGTGGCCATAGTGTCACTTCCTTCTTTCTCGAATGACCCGTCTCCTCCCTCGAGGGAAGAGAAACGAAAGCTGCGTTAGGCTGACTTTGCGCCCTTCCAGCCGTCGCGGAGCCTCTTCTCGTAGGCGCTCTGGCCGTGATCCTGGCCGGCATCCTGGTTTGACGGCATCTGGAAGGCTCCCCTCACCGGATCCTTGGCCACGGTTCCGAGGGCGGCCTTGAACATGCCGGAAATCTCCGCGTCGCTCGAGTCCTTGACGAGGTCCTGACCGTACACCGCGGTGACCGCGGCCCGACGAATGTTCTCGTCGGTCAATCCCTCGGTATTGATGTCCTTGGCCAGCTTCCTGGCGTCGCCGATCAGGGTCGCCCTCTGTTGGGCCAGCACGTCGAGTGCCGCGGCCGTGGGGACCTTCTTCTCGGCGTCTGCGACCTTCACCTTCAGCTCTCCGATCTCGGTTTCCTTGGAGGCAAGGGCGGCGGCGTGGTTCGCCGCGGCGGTCGCCAGCTGGCTTGCCGACTCCTGAAGAGACGCCTGGAGCTTGGCAATGGCCTCGGCTCCCTGATCGGTGGTCTGGATGGTAAGGCCATCTACGACGATGCCTCGAATGATTGGCTGGGCGGCGGGATTGGTCATGTCGTTCTCTCCTGGATCAAAAGGGGGAAGCTCCTGAGGCGGGGCTCCCCAGTTCCCGTCCCCGATGCGAAATTCCGGTCCCGCCCGCGCCTCGTCGACGATGGCGATGTGATTGGCGCGTATACCCTTCTGCACGGCCTGATAGGGGGTTCCGTCGGGGGTGAGCCCGGGGGAAAAGTCAAGCTCGGCAGAATAGCCGACTGAAAGCTGACGCCTTCCGGCCACGACGGCCTCGACCGCCCTGACATCCTTGAGTACGAGCGGGACCTTCAGGCGCTCGCCGTCCCTGAGGACCTCTGTCGAGACCTCACCGACAGCGAGCTCCTTCCAATTATCCGAGGTCACGGGAACTGATGGATGACCAAGGGTAATCGGAATGTGAGAGAAGGAGAGGAGGGAATCGTTGGAGAATACCGAGTCGACTGGCCTGTAGACGTCGACGTACATCTGCTCTGGGCAGCCGACCTCGATCCCCAAGTATCTCTGAACCCCGGCCCTGGCCACGTGGCAGTCAGCGATCAGGAAGCCATCTCGAGTGACTCGAGCACCGGTAATGGTTGCCAGATCAACGAAGTTGTTCATATCGACCGCGCTTTTAGCCGGAGGGTTGATTTAATACTCCGGGCCTTTTTCTGCTGCCATAGCGGTATTTCTGGTCGGAAGTCAGGTCGCGAATGTCCTGGCGAACGGTTTGGACGACTTTTCCGGCCGCAACCCTAAGAGGATACTCGCGTTTTGCTACTTTGACGAGTATTTCCCGTCTCTCCCTGCACCTGCACATTTTAGTTAGAACTCCACCACCCCTTGAGCGACGCATCGGCACTGCACTGGCTGGCCAGGGGGAAGGCCATCCTCGGCACCCGTGGGCTCTCCCCACTCGTACGTCCTTCCCTCCAGGGCCTTGTGCCTGGGCCTCACCCTCTCGTCCATCGAGGTTCGCCAAACGTACTTATCAACGCCGGCCTGCTTCTGGCGAAACCTGTTGAGGTCGGAATTGAGCTTTGCCGTCTGGTCGCGGGCGATCAGCTTGGCCCTCGAGTCGCTGACCGCAAAGACCTCCCTCAGCTCCCTCTTGAGGAACTGATGGCCCTGGCCGGCAAGCACCGATTGTGTCGTCTTCTGGGCGATCTTCTCCACCGTCTCCTGAGCGATGTCGCGGATCAGAGCGGCATTCCTGATCGACACGGCGGAGAGCAGGTCCTCGAGGTCCTGCTGGCGGACCACGGCCCTCAGGTCGACGCCGAGCGCCTTCTGGGCGGCCTCCACGAACTTCTTCGAGTGGCGCTCGCTCTCCAGGGTCATGATCCGATCGACCATCTTGGAGGAGATGCCGGCAAGGGAGAGGGCCAGGGCCCGGATCCTCTCCCACAGGGAGGCCGCCATGGCGTCCTGAACCTGTCTGGCCACTTCCCTATCGGCCTCCGGCAGAACCTCCTCCATGACCGCCTCTGCGATCCCCTTGAGCATGGTTCTCAAGACCTTGACGTATGCCTGCTCCGCTCGAAGGCTCTCCTCAATCTTCGGCAGCAGGGTCTTGCTCTTTCCTCGAGGAGGAGTCGCCAATTCCGACATCTCGTAATTCACTGATCACCTCCAGCAGCAGTTTCATTTCCTTCAGGACCAGGGCCATCAGCTCCTCGATGCGATCGAGCTGGGCACTTCTCGTTGGATTGATATCGCTCATGAGCATTTCTTCCATTCGATCATAGACTTTCCTCGAACCCAGGATGTATTTCATGTTCACCCCACATTGAGCAGATCGCCGAGCAGCGTGTCGAGGTCCACCCACGCCCCGCTCTTCCTGACGTAGGCCTTGCCGTCATTCGGGGCCTCCGGAATTTTGGTGGCCAGGTCGGCTACGAGGTTGGTCACCTCGGACTGGGGATGGGAGTGGCTCGAGGGAGGGAAGGTGGAGGGCTTGCCGGTCAGGTTCGCCCAGTCCGTGACCGGGGTAGTCCAATTGGTGTTGAAGTTGGTCGCGTCGATCTTGGTCAGGACCTGACCGACGGTGCCTCCCACGGCCACGCCTGGCCCTGCCGGTCCCTGAGCGCCCTGCGACCCGGTGTCCCCCTGAATGCCCTGCGGTCCCTGAATGCCGGGATCGCCCTGGATGCCCTGTGGTCCCTGAGCCCCCGGGGTTCCGGGAACGCCCTGGACGCCCTGCGATCCCTGCGGACCCTGATCGCCCTGAGGTCCCTGGATCGATCCTCCCGAGACCCACATCGTCCCGTCCCAGATCCAAAGGCTGTCGTCCTCCTGAACCAGATAGGCGTCGCCCTGAACATTGCCGCTCGGGGGAAGGTCTCCGACAGTGGGGACGTTGCCCTGCATCGTGATCCCGGTCCCGGTCGCTCCGACCGGTCCCTGAATGCCCTGCGGTCCCTGCGGGCCCTCCTCTCCCTGCTGACCCTCTGGTCCCTCTGGCCCTATCGGTCCCTGGGATCCGGTATTGCCGGTGGGTCCCTGGATGCCCTGGGCGCCGGTATCGCCCTTTGGTCCCTGGGCACCAGTATCGCCCTGGATGCCCTGGATGCCCTGAACCCCGGGATCGCCCTTGTCGCCCTTGTCTCCCTTTGGCCCCTGGGCGCCTGGGTTGCCCTGGATGCCCTGGGACCCCGTGTTGCCGGTTGCCCCGACGTCTCCTCGAGGGATGGTGAACGCCAGGGTCTGGGCGGGAGAGGTTCCAGAGACGACGACGTTGGCATTGGTGCCAGGCCCGCCAGTAGTGGTCGAGGAGACCGACAGCACGTTCGGAGGCCCGGCTGGTCCTACCGGGCCTGGGGTCCCCGTGCCGACCGCCTGGCTCCCGGCCAGGTCGATGATGGTTGGCTGGGTCACCTCCCCGGAATAGAAGGCCTCGGGAGTGGCCACCAGGACGTCGACCTGCAGACCCACGTTGGCGACCGGCTGGTTGACGGTCACGTCCCCGACCAGGATGGTCTGGGCGGCACCGGCCTTGGTCAGGGTCAGGTCCCACGTTCCCTTGTCCGGCAGCCCCGCGGAGACAATATCGGTGATCGACACGGAAACGACATTGGGCAGGGAGATGGAGGTTGCCATGGCCGTGGCCAGGGAGCCGTCCAGCCTCCTTATCGATGCCGAGGCAACATAGCCGGTCAGATCCGCGGCATCGGTCTTGTCGGTCGTCTCCCAGAGCCTGAACTGCCAGCCCTGGGCCACGCCCCTGAAGAATTTGAGCGGCAGCTCGCCAGGGGCCGCGGCAATCCTGGTTGCGTCATCCATGTCGCTTCCCCTTCGTCACTTCTTCTTCCGGGCCTTGGCCCTGGCCTTCCTGGCCACCGACAGGGCGATGGCCACTGCCTGCTTCTGCGGCTTGCCGTGGTGCATCTCCGTGGAGATGTTCTTCGAGATGCTCTTCTTCGAGTAACCCTTCTTCAGCGGCATTTGTCAGCCTCCCCAGACATGGTGGGCGATCGCGACCGCGGTCCTTATAGTCTCAAACCCCATGATGACGATGGCCAGTTTCAGGGGGGTCATGACGGAAGGCCAGTGGTCCCTGACCCCGGGGTCCTGGCAGGCGCGGCTATTGCCCCATGACCAGTCAGGTTCTTGGGCACCGGGACGGCGGTCAGGTCTACGTCGTCGGGCCCAAGGTAGTCGGGCAACCCACCGGCGGCCTCGACCTCCTCCGCCAGGCCCGGCATGATCGCCAGCTCCGTGAGCATGTTGATCCCGCTCTTGGCCAGGGCCTCCTGGGGATACAGCCCCGTGTCGTTGAGCTCGGTTATGGTCTGGGCGGCGGTCAGGCCAACGTCGGCCTTCTCCTTCTCGGTCATCTGCCAGAGGGAGGTCCACTCGTAATACAGCTCCGGGGGTCTCGATCCAAGGGCCGACCGAATCAGGCACTCGTCCAGGTTGGCAATGGCCGGGGTGATCTCGACGTTCTGGAGGGAGGAGATTCGGTCGTAGTAATTCCTCATGTCCGAGTCCCCGGTGGCATTGAGACCACCGGGGCTCTGACCAAGGAACCGCGTTGCCGGAATGTCGGCGGCCCCCGATACGATCTGGAAGAAGCTCATGAGGATTTCGGGCAGGGTCGAGAAGCTGGCCGTCTTCTGCTGATAGTCCTCCTCCGAGTCGAGCAGCACCGTGGCAGAGATGCCCTTGGCCCTATTGGCCAGGGCGAACCGATCCATGAGCACGTTCTCGTAATGCGGGTCGGTCAGGGAGGCCATCATCTGGGGTATCTTGATCACATCGACCTTCGCCTCGAACACGAGGGAGGCTATGTTGGCCGCGGTGGCGTCGGCATTCTTGATCGCCTCGGCGCAGGAATTGAGGATCGAGTCGCCCCACCCGTGGACCAGGTCGTCGCTAGGGGAGTGCTCCCCTGAGAAGATCACCAGTCGCGACTTGTGGATGACGATTGGGTCGCCAATCGTCCGGTTGATCTGGTAGGTGATGGGGCTCCCGAAGTCCGGGCTCATGGGGTCCTCCTCCACTACTCCTGCCTGGAGCTTGGTTCGAGGCATGAGGGTCAGGAACTTGAGGCCCCCCTTGCCAATTCGCTTGGGCTCGAGGGGAATTGAGGGATCGGGCTCCCCGGTGGAGATGTAGATGGCGCAGCCCCCGTAGAGCCTGGCCCTGATCATGCAGGTCAGGAGCTTGGTCTGGAGAGCCAGCCTCTTCTCCTCATTCTCGATCAGCTCGATCTGGTCGTCCTCCGCCTGCCAGGACCTCCACTCCCGGAAGCTGTCAAAGGCCGGAATGTTGACGATCTTCTTGGCCACCCAGCTGCTCTTGTACATGGCCAGGAGCTGGGGAGGGGCAAGGTTGACCGGGTCGTAGTAGGTCGACGCTGCCTTGTCCGCCGTCCCTCCCATGGCCCCGACGAAGGAGCGGAGCGTGTCCTTGAATGCTGAGAAGTTAACGACCTTTGGCATCATCCTACTCCCTGGAGCGTGTAGGTGCTCCTCCTGGTGCCCTCGAGCGCGTATCTCGCGGCATCGACGACGTGATTGTCCTTCTCCGACAGGATGGGAAGGATTTCGTTGGTTCGCTTATCGACCTTCCAGCTGAAGTGCAGGAACTCTCGATGGGTCCACTTGCACCTCGGGTGGATGACGATGTCGAAATTCTTGAGGAACTCGATGCCCTCCTCCACGGACCCGGCTCCCTTGAGGCTTGGCTTGATCATGGGATAGCCGTTCCGCTTCATGTAGGAGATGGTCTCCGGCCTGGCCGAGTCGGCGGTCATTGGCCATCTCCTGGCCATTCTTGGTCTGGCTGGGTCGAGGAGGTCGAAGGCGGCCGGGGTGTTATCGATCTCGAGTCCGACCTGATAGACCTCCCTGTCGAAGAACAGGCGGTTGCCCATGAGGAAGCAGCGGACCAGTACCGTCGGATCGTTCGCATAACCCCAGTCGGCACCAAGAAAAAATCGAGCATCGTTCGGAGTATCGAAATCCTCGACGACGAAATTCTTGAAGACCCGCGCCTGCGAGAGTTTCTGATGGTGGCCAAGCCAGACGTGAAGGTACTTGTCGTGATCGCGGGCCCGGTCGCGGAGCATGTCGCGCTTGAGTTCGTCCGGGAACCACGGATTGTGATAGAAGTTCGCTTTGATCCAGGCAAAGTCGGGGTCGGGGGACGGCTCATTGGGCTCCACTCCATTCTCTACGAATAGCCTCTCCACGGGGTCGTCCGGCTCGACGTGGTTCCAGGTGAAGGTCATTCTCGAGCCCTTCCGAAAGGTCGGGGTGACCACGTCCAGCGACCTCTGCGAGATGCTGTGGGCCTCCTCCGCCCAGAACTCGGTGTATCCCTCGAGGCTCTTGATCGATACCGCCGTGTAGGACTGGAGGCCACGGAAGATGATCAGCGAGTCGGTCTTTGGGTAGACGATCTCGCGCTCGGTTATCCTGAACCGAGGCCTCAGACCATACTTGTCGATCTTGTCCTCGATCAGCTGCTTGGAGGAGTCGGCGATCGAGTTCTGGACCTCGCGGGCACAGACGATGCGGGAGTGTCCCCGAACCATCTCTCGAATCAGGTTCTCCGCGACGAAGTGAGACTTCCCCGATCCGCGACCCCCGGATATGCCGACGTACCTTCTCCTCTCGAGAGCCGGCCGGAATATCCTGGCCACGTCCGATCCGACCTTCATTCATGCTACCTCCATCACCACCAGACGTACCAGATCAGCCACAGCCAGAACAGGGCGCAGAGAGGGGCGGCGAACATCACCCCTCTGACGAAACTCTTTCCGCCTTCGTCGCTTGGATCAGGCGACCCGCGTCCCCGATCCAACAAAAAGATCCGGGTCGTCATCTCCGGGTTCCTCCTTCTCCTCCTCCTTGCGGACCTCATCGCCATCGACCATCATCATCTGCTCGAGGTGAAGTCTCGCATCGACGATCATCCTGGCCACGGCCACTATTCTGTCGGTGGTGGCGGTGAACTCCTTCTCGTTCTTGATCTTGAGCGAGTGGAGCTTGGTGTCGACAATGTCGACGGCTGCCTCCAGGGCCTGCTCTACGATTCTTCGGGCATCATGGGCTATGGTCACTTTATGGTCCTCTTTCTCAGGAGCTTGGCAACCGCCGAACTGGTGCTCGTCGCTCCCAAGTGCTTCTTGCCGTCCCTGATGTGTTGATTCACGGTGGCCCTCGAAATCTCGAGTTCGTACGCCACCTGCTTGGGGTGCCTTCCATCGGCTATCAGTTGGAATACCTGACGCTGACGATCCGTTACGCCACCGTCTCTCGTCATCCTCAGTCCCTCCTCTTCTCGTCAATGGAATAATCCACGTCGTCGATCTCTTTTGGATCCACGATCCTGACCTCGATGGTTTCGATCTGATCTATGAGGAGGTTGACATTGGCGCGATCGACAAACATTCCGATCTGCTTTCCAATAAGCTCGAGCGAGCGGTTGACGACGGCGAACTCTTCCGCCTCGATTGCCCTGACGCAATTCTCCTTCAGGTGCTTGAGGACCCAGGCCTCGTCGATGACGGCCTGGCGCATCATGTCAAGTTCCAAATCTCGGATGACTCGAATTATCCTGTCATCTCGTAAGAGCCGATAACCAGCGACATGGGCGCCCTTCTTTGAGTATCCTGCCCTTATCGCGGCCTGCGTCACATTGCGATCCTTTAAGTATTCGCGGACGAATGTAAGTTGACGTCGATTGAAACTTATATCGTTAATTGCAAGTTCTCTCGATGACGAGACCTTGGCATCCATCTGATCTTGCTCGACTTTAACCGGTGTTGGGGAAAGATACTCCAGACCCCCCGATGAGGGAAGGGAGAGAAATGACAGAATGCCCATTGCCGGGGAGAGGAGGCCTCGCCAGGGCCCGAGGAGGGTTCCCCAGGCCTCTCCCTACCCCTGGACCGGTCCCTGCGGCTGGCGGTCCTCCTTTCTAGACCGTACTAGACTGACTTGTACCGAGCGTAGACAGCGCTTTTCCCTTTAAAATCAACGAGTTGACCTCACTAGACCGTTAGACCGGGGTGTGCGCACATTCTTATATAGGAGATATAAGAGGGTCCTTTTGATCAATTTTGCGTTCTTATCTCTCTCTCTCTTCTTTTTAATTTTAATCGGTCTAGTCAGTCTAGTTAGTCTAAAGACAATGATTTCAATCGTTTAATAAGGGACCGTAGCGGTCTACGTCGGTCTCCTCCTCGAGAAGGGAAGTCGAGAAACCATTCACTCCGTGCCCCTCGCCGGGGCCAGAATGTCCGTGGTCCACTTTTCGGTATCATCGAACTTGATCCCCGGATAGCGGACGTTGAACCTTGCCCTCATCTCTGTGAGCGGAGGAAACACCCAGCCGCGGTGCTGCTTTCGCCCGGCATACTTCTTGTCCCTCTTGCACCCGATATCGACGAGCATCCTGGCCAGGTCCTGATCCGACTCCCTTCCCAGCATGGGGACCTCGTGCCTCATGCTGGAGAGGAGACCGCGCCTCGATCTGCTGCCGGTGAACCCCTCCGCGTCGATGATGTGGTCGTGGTCGCCGGAGTAGGAGTATGTCGGATCGGCCGGATCGTGCCCCGGGATGACGGCGTCGATGAGAACTGACACCAGCCACTTGTCGAACGGCAGCATTGAAATCTCCTGCTGCCTCTGGAGCGCCGCTGTGCTGATGATCCTCCTCGGGTGCCAATCTCCGATGTCCCTTCTCCTCAGATCGTGGAGCATGGCGGAGTAGCCGCCGGCATCCATCTGAGCAAAGAGGGGTTTGAAGTATGACTCGTCCTGCATCCTCGCGTCGGAGACGTCCATGACCACGAACCGGCGTTCGTTCTCCCCTGCCGGGACGACCCAGTTCTCGTTGCTCGACATGACGATCTTCAGGCAGTTCTTGGTCTGGATGGCGTCCTTGCCCTTCCCCTCCACGACGATGTTGCTCTCGGTGATCAGGGTCCGGAGCTTGCCCACCTCCGATGCCCTTCCTGGCCAGAAGGCCTCGTCGCCAACCAGCAGGGCGGTGTCCCGAAGATGAATGGTGAACCTGCCCACGATGTGCTCGTGCGACGAGGCCTGAAAGGAGTGCTGCCCAAAGATGATCCTCAGTGCCCCGGTGAACGCCCCCTTCCCGATGCCCATCCTTCCCCTTAAGACCAGGACCACCTCCGCCGGCTCCCCAGGGTGCTGGAAGGCCCAGGCCACCCAGTTCATGACGTACTCTATCTGCTCCCTCTCCCCGGAGCAGATGACCTCCTCTATGTGGGACCTCATCAGGGACCAGTTGCCCTCTCCCTCCTCCACGCCCCAGCCCTGCCAGAGGTTGAGCTTGCCATCGAATTCCCTCTCTCGAGAGGGATCGAAAACCAATGCTTCGTACGTCCTCCGCCCGGGGTGCTCCAGCCACCACTCCCCCTCCCCGACGGAACTTACTCCTCCCCTCGGCCCTACCGAGACCACTCTCCTGTTCTGGAGGTAGTCCTTGAAGTCGTGGGCCGTCATGTACATCGGGACGCGCCTGGTCTCCGAGCCATAGTAGGTTTGTCGAAACTCCATGACCCTGACCTTGCCGCCGTCCTTGACCACGCAGTACTGGTCGTTGAGCCTGGTCAGCCTCTCCCCGGCCTTCCTGTCGGCCTCGGCATCTTCCCCATTGCCCTTCTTCTTGAACGGCACCACGTTGTCCGACTCGGGTGCACCGGCCTCGTCGGTTGTCGTTGGCATCTCCAGGCTGTCGTCGCTAGTCGAGCCCTCGTCCCCGCTGCCGGGCTTCTTCTTTCTTGCCATTTCTAAGTCTCCTTACGACGTCGTTCATATCGTTCAAGTCGGAATGATCCGGCATAGTCCTTGGGCCAAGGACCCTCACCCTCCGGCCGGCCTTCCTCCACCTGGCAGCCACCTCCGAGGCCGCCACTATCCCTCCACCGTCATTGTCCTCCGCGACGATCAGCTCCTCCACTCCGTCCAGGACCGGGAGGGAGGCCAGGCCCAGGTCGGACATCATCGACCATACTGGCAGGTTCTTGTATCCATTGAACTCCCGAAGGCTGAGCGTCGTCTCTATCCCCTCCCCAACCCCGAGTCGAGGCCCGAGGGGAAGGAGCTTGATTGCCCCGCCCTTCGGGGAGCCGGAGAATGCCCTGCAGTCCATATTGCCGTACAGGTCGAGGTACGCCTTCCTTCCCTCGAGGTCGAGCGCCGTCCGGTGGACCGCTATCCCATCGTTGGTCTTGATGTCCCTCACCGCCGCCATCATCAGGGGGGTGACCTGGCTCTGGCCGAACCTGCCGTGTCGCCAGAACCTTATCTCATCGGTCTGGGGGAGCCTCACGCGCCGGCTCTCTAAGTAGGTCTGGACCAGGGTCCCAGACGGATCTGTGCCGAACCCCCACATCCACCTGGCCCGGTTCCTTCCCTCCTCTAGCCTATTGGCAGTGGTCATCTTCCACTCGCCGAGGTTCTCTCCGCTCCAGCCAATGGCGTCGAGCGCCTCCATGGTCTGCCGCTCGATCTCCGGGACCTCCTCCTTGCTCGAGTACGAGTGACTCTTGAAGATGCCATTCCACGCATCGTTGGTAAAGGTCACCGAGGCCGATCTATCAAGAGAGGAGTGGCCAGGCCCGGGAAAAGTGATCGTATTACCGCTGGTTATTGTTCCGCCTAAGTATTGAGCGAGCGCGTCCAAGTTGACGCCAAGTTCCCTCGCCCCTGCTCGTCGCTTGAGCATGGACAGCCTCCGTTGCTGGGAAAAACCCTTATTATTCAGTCATGAGCCCCTTAAACTACCCCTAAATTTTCGCCGGATAAACCCCCTATTTACTCTTGGAGGGAAAAAGAGTATTTCTGGAAGGTTCACTCTAAAGAAAAGGAATAAGACGAAATGAAGACAAGGAATACTTCGAGGACCGACTCGTTAGACTTCGTCAGGCAACGAGTTGCTGAGCTTCGAGATTTGGAACTCGAGAAAGAGGAGCTGGAGGGTCGCTTGAAGGAGGTCTCCGAGCGGATCAACTTCATTGCCTTCGAGAGCCTCGTCGACGTCATGAACGAGAAGAGGGTAGCGAAGTTCCAGCTAGACAGAGAGGGAAACAAGCCCGCCTTCCTGGCCGAGCTCCTCCCCTTCTATCGGGCCAACATCGCCGCCTCGTGGGACGAGGAAAGAAAGTATCGGGCGTTCCAGGCCCTCGAAGACTTCGGCGCCAGCGACCTGATCAAGACGGTGGTCACGTTCTCCTTCCCTCGAGGGGAGAAGAAGGTCGCCCAGAAATTGATCACCCGTCACAAGGACCTCTTCCCCAAGATGGCGGAGAGCGTCCACAGCATGACCCTGACCTCGTGGGTCAGAGAACAGGTCGAGGCCGGGAAGCCCACCCCGGCCCACGATGTCATCGGAGCCCAGGTGGGTCAACACGTCAAGATCAAGAAGGTATAGCAAAATGGCGAAAGCACCAGCAAAGGGCAAGCCCGCGCCCGCAAAGAACGTCGTGGCCCTCAAGTCCCAGGACCAGGTTCCGGACTACGTCCGGCGACAGACCACCCAGGGCAGGGGCGTCTCAACCGCGGCGGAGGACAACCTCGTACCGATGATCGCGGTCCTCCAGCCCCTCTCCCCTCAGCTCAACAAGCAGAACCAGGGCAAGTACATCGAGGACGCCGAGCCCGGCTCCATCCTGGTCAGGGGCATGGACCCGGAGGTCGTCGACGAGGTGATCTTCCAGCACTGCCACTTCTCCAAGTCCATCGTGGAGTGGGTGCCCAGAAGTAAGGGAGGGGGCTTCGTCGGTAGGCACCTGACCTGGCCCAAGGACGTGACCACCGGGAAGTCCGACGATGGGCGGAGGACGATCATGACCACCAAGGAGGGCAACCACCTGGTCGAGACCCGGTACCACGTCGGCCACGTCATCACCCCGGAGGGGTTGATGCTCCCCTACATCATCCCCTTCTCGAGCACCGGGCACACCGTCTCCCGGGGCTGGATGAACATGATGAATGCGGTCAGGCTCGAGGGAGGAATAATCCCCGATGCCTGGACCCGGCTCTATAGGCTGACCACCGTTCAGAGGACCAATGCCGCTGGCGTCTGGTACGTCCTTAACCCCCAGCCGGCCGGATGGGCAACGGCGGACCAGGCCCTGAAGGGCGAGCAGCTCTTCGAGGATTTTGAGAAGGGCGCCAAGCAGTACGGGGAGGAGGAGGACACCGGCCTCGATCCGGGGCAGCAGGGCCTCGACGAGAGGAAGGACAAGGGCAAGGGCAAGTTCTAAATACCGCCTGGACGTTCCTTCCCGCAGCCGCCGGCGTCAACGGGCGAGCGTGAGGTCCCCGGAGCATGCTCTCGGGGGCCAAGGCGCTACAAGGGAGAGTTCTGGTCCGTGTCCAGGCGGTCGGGCATTTCGTCCACCAGTGAAACTCTTCAAGGCGCCGATCTAGAAACGAAAGGAAGAGAAGTGACGATCAAGATCATAGGGGCAGGGATGGCCGGCCTCATCGCGGCCAACCTCCTCCGCCGCCACGACCCAGTGATCCTGGAGGAGCAGCAGAGCCTGCCGAATAACCACTCGGCGGTGCTGAGGTTCCGCTCCTCCGTGGTCGGAGACGCGCTCGGCATAGAGTTCAAGAAGGTCCTGCTGCTCAAGGACGTGGAGAGCACCGGAAACATAGTTCGAGACGCCCACCTCTACTCCTGGAAAGTGGGAGGAATTTTCAGGAGCGACCGCTCGGTGACCAGAGGCACCGAGATAGCGGAGAGGTGGATCGCTCCGCCCGACCTCATAGAGCGGATGGCTCATGGACTGGACATCCGCTTTGGGGAACGGTGGAGCTGGAGGGAGGGGGACGGCAGGGTCATCTCGACCATACCGATGCCAGTGATGATGGACCTGACCGGGTATCCGAGCAAGCCTCGGTTCGAGTCGAGGGTCGGGTACAACATCATCGGCCGGGTGGACAGAGCCGAGTCGTACTCCTCCCTCCTCGTGCCAGATCCGGTTCACGCCTTCTCCCGGATCTCGGTCACCGGAAGAGAGATGATCATCGAGGTTCCCAACTTGGCTGAGGAGCCTGACGAGGAGGAGGTCATCGACATGGTAGAGGACGCCTGCAACCTCGTTGGCCTCCCCTCCGCGAGCTTCGACCTGAATGCAGTCAAGCGGCAGGACTACGCCAAGATCATGCCCATCGACGAGAGGGAGCGGCAGACCTTCCTCCACTGGCTCAACGGGATCAAGGGGATTGCCTATTCCCTGGGGAGGTTTGCCTGCTGGCGCCCGGGGCTGATGAACGACGACCTGATCAAGGACGTCCGGACCATAGAGAAGTGGATGAGGCAGGGAGAGGCCGCGGGCTTCGAGCAGGACCTCCAGAGAGCGAGGAAGTCATGATCGCGCTGACCGCCTGGTGGCAGACCACGAGGGGAGACTGGCTCCACGTGGAGGAGATGATCAAGACCCCGGAGAGGAAGAGGCTCCTGCCGCTCCTCGACCAGCTGGCTCTCGAGCTGGAGCTGACCAGGGCAGAGAGGGAGAAGAGCGATGCCAAAGAGGACTAGCAGCAAGGACATCCTGACCTTCACCGTCACGATCATCAAGGAAACTGACATGGCCATCGGGTGCTCGGAGCACGAGGCCAGCGAGGACGTCGAGTTCTGGCTCCCAAAGAGCCAGATAGAGTACGACGAGTCGTGCGGGGAGGGGGAAACCATCGACGTCCAGATGCCGAGGTGGCTGGCAGACGAGAAGGGGCTGGAGGAATGATCAAGGTAACCGCGGTCAGGGAGCGCAAGAGGCCGGCCAAGGGGGGTAGGACCCCCGGGAAGGCCAAGGCTGCGGCTGGCGAGGCCTCCTCTCCCCGGCACGTGCCCGAGCTCTCGGTCAGGGAGGAGAGGGGACAGGACAATCTGAGGCTGGACGACATCCCCGTCGGCGTGGTCACCGCTAGCGGGGCAGACCAGTCCGTCTTCTGGGTCTGGAAGGGGTACCGCACCGGCAACTCCCCCTCGAGGGAGGAGGCGATCGAGCGAGCCATGGGCGCGGCCTGGTCCCTGGTCGAGTGGTGCAAGAGGCAGTGGGCCTGGAGCGACGACACGTTCGGCCCTGGCCTAAAGAGAACCAACGGGATCATCGACCACATCAAGAAGGAGCTAGTCGAGGTAGAGAGGGACCCCAACGACCTCGAGGAGTGGGTCGATGTCATGATCCTGGCCATGGACGGCTTTCGTCGGCACGGGGGAACGCCCCGGATGCTGATCGAGGCCCTCGACAGAAAGCAGATCAAGAATTTCGCCAGAAAGTGGCCTGACTGGCGGAAGGTTGGCGATGTTGCCATCGAACACGATAGGTCACGGGAGTAACGAAACATGAGTAAAACGGCAACAAGGGAAAAGGAAGAGGCAGTCGTCGGGGCTCGCAAGACCTCCAAGCCGGTGATCCGGAAGAATGGTCACTGGTGGCAGGGAGCCCGCGAGCCGGAGGAGTCGTCATCGCTTCAGCTGGCCAAGACCAGGCCGGACTGGGGCGGCGACTATCTGATCTTCTGGATCGGCAAGAAGGACGGGGAGGAACTCATTCGGAGGGGGTTCGGCCTCTTCCAGCTCGAGTCGATCAAGAAGAGGACGGTGACCCTGTCCATCCACAAGACTGAGGGAGCAGAAAGACGATGGGGCCTCCACAAGATCCGACTGGCGAACAAGGCCCTGAGGCCCCACATCCACTTCCCCGTCGAGGACGGCAAGTACAGGATCGTGGACAGCAAGGAGGATCAGAACGAGATCGAGCTCAGGATGGAGGGCGACAGGATCACCTTCGAGCTTCCTCCATCGATCCGATAACCAAGAGAGGTCCCGGGCCATGGTGGCCCGGGACTGTCAACCCAAAGGAACAAAGCGATGAAAGTTGAACTCGAATGGTCAGACGACTTCGAGACCTGGGAGTGGGGGCAAGAGGAACTTGCCGACAAGATACTCAAGCCGATCTTCGTTCGGACGGCAGAGATAATCAAGGAGGAAATGACGAGAGGCGTCGAGAGTGGAAAGCGAGCCCCGTACATCTCCACTATTGGACAGAGCGGCGAACTTAATCTCACCATTACTCTGATGGATGAATGTTTCGTCTCCGTTCCCCTGAGCGAGATAGAGATGGACACCGAGTTTATGTGGATATTGGACAAGGAAAGGAACCTTGACCGAGAGGCCACCAGAGCAGCAATAGACAAATTCAAGGCAACCCTGCGGGGCTGGATCGACGAGGTCGATGCTTGGGCCGCGGAAGAACTGGAAGAAGAAAACCAATGAAAGCGACTCTGATCTACTACACGGGCAAGGGCATGGGCGAGTGGGCCGCCGCCGACTTGATGATCTTCACCAAGAACACGAGGGTCAAGATGGGCCCGGACGGGCTGGACGAGATAGCATCCTGGCCGATCGAGAAGAAGGAGGCGGAGCTCGAGTACATGAGCAAGACCATCCCGAGCTCGTGGGAGTTCGTCGACTACACCTTCATGCTCGAGGATGTGACCAGAGCCCTGACCCACCAGCTGGTTAGGACCAGGACTGCCAGCTACGCCCAGCAGACCATGCAGATACTGGACGTCCGAGGCTTCGGCTACGAGGTTGGACCCTCCCTCGAGAAGAACGCCCAGGCAGCCAAGCTCTACGTCTCCTGCATGGAGGACATCAACGAGACCTACAAGACGCTCGTGGACATGGGAGTGGACATCGAGGATGCTCGAGGGGTCCTACCCACCCACATCCACACCAACATCGTCATGAAGGCCAGCCTCCGGACGTACGTCGATCTCTTCCACTCCCGGATAAGCCCGAGGAACTATGGGGCGATCGCCAACCTGTGTCGGATGATGAGGGACAAAATTCTCGAGGTCCACCCGTGGGCCAGGGTGTTCCTCGACCGCGACGTCGACCATGCCATGGAGGAGCTCGACCAGCTGGTCAAGGCCCTGCCCATGGATAACGATCCCGGGGGAGACAAGTTCAAGATACTGAAGCTCGTAGACCAGATCCGGCGGAAATCGTGACCGACTGGATCGTGGGAATAGACAATCCCTCCTCGAGGGATCCGTCGAAGGCCCTGGAGCCCCACTCCCCGGTGAGCGCCGGGGGAAGGCTGTTCAAGATGTCCGGGATGTCGATGGACGACTATTTCGATTCCTTCAGGAGGGTCAACGTCATCGATCGTCCCTTCCCATTCTCGAGAGGGGATCGCGTGGTCGTCCTGGGGCTTCGGCCCTGGAACAGGCTCAGGCTCCCTCCCGCCCTGGGGTGGTGGACCTCTGTCGAGAGGGGAGGAGTAACGTTCCACATCGTGCCCCATCCCTCCGGGCGTAGCCTGCTCTACAACGACGAGGGCAACCGGAAGAGGCTGAGGGACCTTCTTCAGATGCTGGCGAGGACCGGACATGTTCAGGGAAGGCGACAAAGTTTTCAAGACGGGTAGTCAGGGGGGATATGATGGACCCGGGATCGTGGTCGTCAAGTTCAAGAACTGGATGGGCCAGCCCCGGTACGTGGTCGGTCACAAGATCGACGGCGGCAAGGGCCTCTTCTATCACATCTATTCCGAGCGCGAACTGAAGCTCGAGGGAGAGGAGAACAACGGAGTGCACTGATATGACGGACGACGAAATCGACATCCTCCTCAGGGCCGCGGGCATCAAGCCCGGGGACCTCTGGGGAACCAGACCAATGACGAAACTGGAGGCCCTGAAAGGGACTAAATATGTCAATCGAAACGGACAACCTACTGAACTTGGACGACTTGAAATTAGAAGATATCGAGAGGGCGCCTCCCGCAAGCCCTTCCTCAACTCCATCGAGGACGGCTCCGAGGGTCAACGGGTCGACCCAGCCAAACGCGGCGGAGAGACTGAGGAACCTTGCTAGGCTCCGCGACGAGAGAAAGGCCCTCTATGGAGACAACTACATCCGGGCCGGCTATGCCATGGCCTTCATGCTTGGAAAGGTCGAGCTTCGAACCCCGAGGGACTACATCAGGATCGGGCTCCTGGTTCAGGAGTTCTCGAAGCTCTCCCGCTACTCCGTGCAGTGGGAGAAGGGACACGGAGACTCGCTCGACGATCTATCGGTGTATGCCCAAATCCTCCAGGAGGTCGACGCCATGACCGAGGACGATCTCGGCAAGCACATCGCCAAGTCCCTGTGGGAGAAATAAGTCAATGATCGTCTGCGACCTGGATGACACACTGAGCGATGCCAGGTGGCGGATGCCGTTGTGGGGAAGATGGGACGAGTTCTACGCCGAGGCCCACCTCGACAGGCCCATCCTCCCCCTCGTGCGAATGGTCCGATCGATGGCCCTATGCGGCCTGACCGTCGTCATCGTCACGGCTCGAGAGGAGAGGTTCAGGCCCTGCACTGTCTCCTGGCTGACCCGCAATGGCATCTATGCCGAGGAGGTTCGAATGAGGCCGGACGGCAACTTCATGGGCAGTGCCGAATTGAAGGTATTTCTGACCCAGGACATCAGGGATAGGATAGAGCTGGTGATCGACGATAGAGAGGACGTGCTGCTGGCGTTCAGAGCCATGGGCATACCGACGCTGCAGGCCTCGTACGGGGGAGGAGAGACGTGAAGGAGAATGACCTGAAGCGCTGCCTGATCAAGAGCATCAGGGCCCAGGGGGGAGAGGGCAACCGGTTCGAGGACAAGTTCTCGGTTGGCTTCCCAGACCTGCTCCTGATCCCGGAGCCGGGGCCAAACTTCTTCGTCGAGGCGAAGATCATCAAGAGCGGTTCGAGGCTGGTCTGCACCACGCTTCAGGAGGTCCAGCTCGATCGGCTCCACCGACCGCGGAGGAAGGGCGTGTGGTACTCGCACGGGGTGATCGTTGCCTACCACGACAAGAGGGCCTGCCTGTACATCGGCCGGCCCGGGGACCATCTCGACAAGTGCCGATACGTCCCGAGGCCGAGCAGGCTCGACTCGATGGACTGGGCGATCACCGAGCTCCTGATCAAGTACGACCTTGGCCGCCCCGATGCCGAACCTCCCTCGAGGGAAGAGATAAATGCTGACGCTATTCTTTGACTGTGAAACCACCGGGCTGAACAAGCACCCCTTGACCCACGAGCGTTACCAGCCGGAGGTCATAGAGTTCTATGGCTGCCTGTACGACCTCAAGAAGGGCAAGCAGAAGGCGGAGCTCGAGCTCCTGATCTGCCCGACCAGGGTGGGAGAGGTCCCGGAGAAGATCACCAAGATCACTGGCATCACCCAGGACATGCTCAAGGGCCAGCCAACGTTCATGGACGTCGGCCACATGATCGAGGACATCGTCGCAAGGGCCGATGCCCTCTGCGGGCACAACGTGACGTTTGACATCGACGTGATCAACACGGAGTTCGATCGACTGGAGTGGACGAGACCCAAGTGGCCGCCCAGGGAGACGTGGACCTGCACGGTGGAGCAGACCATGCACGTCAAGGGTCACCGGCTGTCGCTGGAGGTCCTTCACGAGATGCTCTTCGAGGAGAAGATCGTCAGCGCCCACAGGGCCAAGGCCGACGTCGAGGCCCACATCAGGGTCGTCGAGGAAATGATCAGGAGGGACATGCTTTGAAAAAGCCACCCAGCGAAAAGAAGCCCAGCGTCAAGGCCAGGCGATCCGTCGTCGAAGGGGTCGAGGCCCTCTTCGTCGCGGCCATGGATCGAATCATATCCATCTGTCCTCCTCACATGAGGGTGGCGGTGGTGATCTACCACCCGGAGAGGGGGCCTTTGATCATCGGCAACTGCTGCGCCTCCTGCACCGGGGCACTCGTCCACATGGCCTCCGACATCGTCGGTGATCCAAGGGGCGAGGACGAGGAAGAGCGTGGGTCGGCCAGCATTCATTGAGGAGGAAGGAAATTGATCAGGAGCGGATACTCGTTTCGAGTCGCGGCGGGAAGAATTGAGGAGGTCCTCGACCGCCTCGTCGAGATAGGCTGGAAGGAGGCCCCGATCGCGGACCGCTGCTCCACCTACTCCTTCGTGGAGTGGACCAGGGAGGCGGAGAAGAGGGGCCTTCGACCGGTCTACGGGGTGGAGCTGGCCGTCAGCCCGGAGCCGGCGGCCCCGAAGCCCATCTACGATTACTGGTCGTTCTTCGCCAACGGCGATGGATTGAGAGAGCTGAACGAGCTGGTCACCCAGGCCACAATGAGCCCTGGCAGAGAGCCGGCGTTGAGGTATGATCAGGCCGTCGACAATTCCCTGCTCAAGATCACAGGAGCGGCGGTCTTGCCGGACCTCCTCCCCTCTCCTCGAGAGGGGTTGTTCTTCGGCCTCTCCCCGGCTCTGCCCCGAGCCTCCGGGAGGGCTCTGCTAAGAGCCGGTCATTCCCCCCTGGCTAGGTCGGAGAACTTTTACCCGAGGGAGGGAGACGAGAACCTGTGGCGGACCATAGTCCGGCAGTCAAGCTCCCAGGCATACCCCATGCACATCATGGATGACGCTGCCCTGGAGGGATGGCTCGCCAGAGGGCACGGAGAGGAGGCCGCGCATAGGGGCCTCCAGAACCGGGGAACCCTCCTGGCGGCCTCCTCTGCCTCCCTGGCCAAGGCCTCCATCCTCAAGCCCCCGAGGCCCAAGACCCTCAAGGCCCTCTGCCAGGAGGGAGCCAAGAGGACCGGGACGAATCTGAAGGACCCTGTCTACAAGGCCAGGCTCGAGAGGGAGCTGGCGCTCATCGCGGAGAAGCAGTTCGAGGACTACTTCCACATCGTTGCCGACATGATGACCTACGCTCGGCAGCACATGATCGTCGGCCCTGCCCGCGGCTCGTCGTGCGGATCCCTGGCCTGCTACCTCCTTGGCATCACGTCGGTCGACCCGATCCCCTTTGGCTTGATCTTCGAGCGCTTCATCGACACGTCGAGAAAGGACCTCCCCGACATTGACCTTGACTTCTCCAAGGACAAGCGGGACATGGTCTTCGACTACATGGACGAGAAGTACGGGGAGGAGAGGAGCGCTCGGCTCGGCTCGATCAATACGCTGGAGAGCAAGGGAGCCCTGGCGCTCGTCTCCTCTGCCCTGTCGATCTACAAGGGGAGGACGAACGAGGTCGCAGCCACGGTGATCAAGAGGAGCACGGGCGACTCCCGGGCCGGGGCCACCATTGCCGATGCCCTTACCGACACGGAAATAGGAAGGAAGTTCGCCAAGGAGTTCCCGGCAGCCGCGGCCATCCTTCCTCGTCTCGAGTGGCACCCCTACGCTCCTGCCCAGCACGCCGCCGGGGTGATCCTCACCGACCGCCCGGTGACCGACTACGTTGCCGTCAACGCCAGGACCGGATCGGCGATGTGCGACAAGTACGACGCGGAGGTCCTCAACCTGCTCAAGATCGATGCCTTGGGGCTGACCCAGCTCTCGGTCTTCGAGCGGTGCCTGGAGCTCGTGGGCAAGCCTCCCCTCACCTCCACCCTGGAGGCCATCCCGCTGGACGACCAGGCGGCCTTCGACATCCTCAACGATGGGAAGTTCTCCGGCATCTTCCAGTTCGACCGCTCGACCGCGAGCAGCAAGCTGATAGAGGAGCTGACCGAGCGGTTCGAGAGGGGCAACCATGGCAGGATCGACAGCCTCGATGACATAGCCTCCCTGACGGCAATAGTCCGCCCGGGGCCACTGGGCAGTGGCTATGCCGACGAGTGGCTAAAGAGGAGGTCCGGCCAGCACGAGGTCTCGTACTCCCATCCCTCCCTCGAGCCGTACCTCGCCGATACTTATGGCTTGGTCATCTACCAGGAGCAGGTGCTCAACATCGGCCGGGAGATCGGAGGCCTGACCTGGGACGAGGTCACCGCCTTGAGGAAGGCCATGTCGAAATCCCTCGGCAAGGAATACTTCGACCAGTTCGGCGACAAGTGGAAGAAGGGAGCCATCGGCACGGCCGGCTTCTCCAAGAAGCTGGCGGACGAGACCTGGGACCAGCTCTGCACCTTTGGCATGTGGGCGTTCAACAAGAGCCACTCGGTGGCGTACGGGATCATCTCGTACTGGTGCTGCTGGCTGAAGGCCCACCACCCCCTGGAGTTCTGCGCCGCCACTCTGGACGCCCTCCAGGACCCAACCAGGCAGATCGACCTGCTCCGGGAGCTCGACCGAGAGGGGATCCGGTACGTGGCCGTGGACCGGGACAACTCCGAGGATCGGTGGGTGGTCAAGGGCAAGGTGCTGGTCGGCCCCTTAACCAACATCAATGGGATTGGCCCTGCCATGGTCATGAAGGTCATGGACGCCCGCCGGGCCTGGGCCTGGTGGAAGGGCCTGACCGACGGCCAGAGGGACCTGGTCATCCCCCGCCTCCCATCGGCAGCCCGCTACCTGGGGGCGAAGGGCTGGATGGACCTGCTCACCCCCTCCTCGAGGGAGAAGCTGGAGGGCGCCATCACCCCGATCGACAGCCTGACCCCGATCCAGGATGCCGCGATCCGCACCCCCGGCTGGGCAGACATCGTCACCGAGCAGACCAGGGTCGGGGACCTCAAGCCGGGGAGGTTTGCCATGATCATCGGGAGGGTGACGAGGCTCTCGCCAAAGAACGAGAATGACCCCCAGGCCGTCAGCAAGCGGGGAGGGTACAAGCTCGACGGGCCGGTAGAGTCGTTGAACCTTTTCGTCCGGGACGACACCGGGGAGATATTCTGCAAGGTGGGGCGGTACGACTTCGGCCGGCTCGGGAACGCGTTCATCGAGAACGGGGTCGATGCCATCTACGCGATCAAGGGCAATGTGCCACCGGACTTCCGGATGCTCAAGGTCCAGGACGTCAAGTGCCTGTGGAGGAAGGGCGAGTGACCGCGGAGAGCATGGTCGCCAAGAGACTGAGGGAGAGGGTGGCCGGCCTTCGCCTTCTGCTCGAGGAGGAGAGGAGGAAGGAGGCCGAGGCGGTCTTGATTAAGTCGGTCCCCGATGGTCACTGGAAGGAGCGCCACGCCCTCGAAAGGAGAATCGCCATCATTGAGAATGTGATCGAGGCTCTGGACCACTTTTCCGATTACCCCTGAATTCGTGCGGTAATCGCGACGATTGCGACATAGGAATATATTGACAAAACGGCACGAACGATCCCGGACGCATATAGGTACGCAAAACTGCTAGTTGCGTTCTATGACCGTTTATTTGGGTTTTAGACGCAACCCGGTTTTTGGCCCCATTCCGGGCCCCCCTCCCCTCCCCTAGATCCGTGCGTTATCCCCAGCCCTTTAGGGCTGCCTCAAAAAAAGTCGAAATAAACGCACTCAGGCTCTTTTCTTTTTGTCTTTCATCGTCTATATAGAGGGGGAAGGAGACAAGAGGGACCAAGAGGCCCTCACACCCTGGGTGCCCGGGATCAGGCACAACGTCCGGTAGGACCGAAATACCTTCGAACCTGGAGGTAGTACCCCGAGAGGGGGAGTGAGCCAGGGGAAGAAATGAGGGTCGAGGTTCTGGTTTCCGGCGAGACCGAGCAAGCGGTTTAGGGGCGGGGTCCAAACCTCCCTACGCTAGGCAGCCGGCGACAAGAGAAAAGAAAGCTCCCCTCCCCCAGCTAGGGGGAGGGGGAAGCTCTAGGCCCTCCCCTAAGAGAGAGAGCCTAGACCTTCCCCCTGGAAGGACCAACCCTCAACCAAATCAAAATCAAAGGAACAAGACAATGACGAAGCTCACCACCATGCAGTACGCCCTCATGAACCGCATCGCCCATGACCAGTACAACACCACGAACGGCGCCACCCCGACCAAGCATACGGACGTCAACTGCTGGCTGTTCGCTGACGAGTTCGCCGCCGACCTCGGCCTGACCGAGAAGCAGGTCGGCGGCCTCCTGACCACTCTCCAGGAAGCCGGTCTGATCGAGATGCACATCGACAAGAAGAAGACGACCAAGAACCACACCAACGAGAGCAGCGTGTGGTTCACCGAGGAAGGCTTCCAGGCCTGGAAGGAAGCAGCCCACGACGCCGGAGACGCGGCCAACAAGGTTGGCCCCAAGAAGAAGGTCGCCAAGAAGGCGGTTGTCGAAACCAAGAAGGAAGAGACAGTGACGAACAACGTGATCGACCTCCTCGCCGCCCGCGAGGGCAGCCACAAGCGCATCGCCGCCCAGACCCTCCTCAAGAGAGAGGGCAAGGCGATCACCATGGCCGACCTGGCCAAGGCAGTCTACGGAGAGCCGGAGTTCACCGGTCAGGTCGGGATGGTGCTCAAGGGCATCGCCAAGGCCATCGAGGTCCAGGGCCTGGCCCTGACCCTGACCAGAGAGAAGGGCAGCGTCACCCTCTCCTCCCTCGAGCCCAAGCCGGCCCCGGCCAAGAAGAGCCGGGCCAAGAAGGCCGCCTAGTCACCCAGCCCCTTCCCTCTCCTCGAGGGAAGGGGCATCGTCGTCAGAAACAACAACCAACCAAAGGAACTTTCGAAATGACCGACAGCATGGACAAGATCATCGCCCGGGTGCAGAAGCTGCTCAACCTGGCCGGCAACAACCCCAACGAGAATGAGGCAGCCGCGGCGGTAGAGAAGGCCCACGCCATCCTCGCCGAGCACAACCTCGACATGGCCCACATCAAGGCCTCCTCCCTGGACAAGGAGCCGGAGGACATGCTCCGGACCAACCTGGACATCGAGACGAAGATCAAGATCAAGTCGTTCTCGTGGCTCTGGAACGCTGTGGCCAAGGCCCACTTCTGCAAGCTCTACCAGCGGACCAACCACAAGGGTCACAAGGTCTACACCTTCGTGGGTCGGAGGATCAACACGATCGTCGCCGCCCAGATGGCCCAGTACCTCTCGACCACCGTGTGGCGGCTGATGAGGGAGGAGGCCAAGAGGGTCGAGGCAGAGCGCCCGGGCGCCGGCTTCAAGCCCACCGGGGCACTCAACTCCAACTTCGTGACCAACTTCGTCGAGGGTGCGGTTCACCGGCTGATGAAGAGGCTCAAGGAGATGGAGACGAGCGGAGCCCAGGAGAACGCCCTGGTGCTCTACAACGCGGACGAGGCCAAGCTCAACGAGGCATACATCCGGGAGCAGCTTGGCATCCGCCTCCGGGCAGGAAGGAACTCTGGCAACGCTCGGCACAACTCCGACGCCTACGCCAGGGGAGACAGGGCCGGTGGGAACATCAGCCTCAACCAGCAGGTCTCCGCCTCCTCCCCCAAGCCGGCGGTCGGCAACACGAGACTGCTCAAGTGAACGAGCTCCTCGTTGCTCTCTGGTGCATGGTCCCGGTAGCGACCGGGGTCATGCTCTTCTTAATCGCCCTGATGATCGGGGCATAACCCAAAGGAAAGGAACTACGGAAATGGACGATCTAATAGGCCGGCTCGAGAAGCCGGAGGACGCCCAGCGGTTCATCTTCGCTGGCAACGCCATCGTTACGCTCAGGTCGGTCAAGACCGGGACAAGGTTCACCTACAAGATCGCCAAGAAGGAGGAGGAGGGCAAGAACGACGTGTTCTTCGTCAACCTCCTCTCCGGCCCGGACAACACCTCCGACTACATCTACCTCGGATGCTTCTGGGGAAGGGACAGGGCCTGGCGACACGACAAGAAGGAGCGCGTGGCCTACGACGCTCCCTCTGCCGCCGCCTGGCGCTTCTTCATCAAGCAGCTCGATGGACTCTCCTTCCACGAGGCCTTGGAGGTTTGGCACGAGGGAAGGTGCTGCCGCTGCGGCAGGCTCCTGACCGTGCCCGAGAGCGTCAAGTATGGCATCGGACCCGAGTGCGCGGGGAAGATGGGCCTCAAGTTCAAGGCCGAGGCCGTCCAGGACGAGTTCGATGCGGCGGCGCCAAGGAAGGCTCCTCCCCCGCACCCGGACCTCCGGCTGATTAAGGGAGACGAGTCATGAGCGAGATCCGATACGTGGAGGTGACGCGGAGGCGCCGCCCCAACCACATCCTTCACCTTCTCCTCTCCCTCGTGACCCTGGGCTTCTGGCTCCCAGTCTGGCTCCTCCTCTCCATCTTCATGGGAGGGAGCGAGACCCTGGGGAGCAAGCCCCGCCTGATCATGGCCGCCGTGGCCATGGTCATCATCTACATCTTCACCCGATAACCAATAAGGAACGAAACGAAATGAGCAGAACCATCCTGGCCCGCGCGGCCCTCCCCTCGAAGAGGGGGAACCAAGAGGCCGACATCATCCTGGTCGCCCTCGATCACAACGAGGTCACCCCCTACGTGACCTGGCAGCACAACCTCGAGGACGAGTCGACGTACTGGGGCCACTACCACGCCACGTACTCCGAGGCCCTGACAGAGTTCCACGAACGCTGCCGGAGAAAGGGAGCCTTCGTATACGAGAGCGCCCACGTCTGCGTGGCTCGTCCATCCTTTGAGGAAGCATGAAGCGAAACCTCCCTCGAGGGAGGTCACCCGTGACCATGGCTGGCCGGGTCTGATGAGCAAGCCCAACCCTAAAGGAACTAACAAGTGACGAAGATGATAAGAGCGGCGATGGCGGCCTGCGCGGCCCTCGCCCTCACTTCAACCGCGCAGGCAATCGAAATCTATCCGATGAAGGAGTTCTCGACGAGCATCTACATCACCGGCAACATAGAGTACGGCGACGAGGCCTTCCTGCTCAAGGTGCTCCAGGAGCGCCAGGGCAAGGGACAGGCCACGGAGTTCGCGGTGCTCAACTCCCCCGGAGGCAATATGCACGCCGGCATGGAGATGGCCCTGCTCATGAAGGGCTGGGGGATCAAGACGGTGGTTGGGGCAGATGAGGCGTGTGCCTCCGCCTGCATGCTGATGTACGCCGGAGGCGTCCAGCGCTATGCCTGGCGGGGAGCCCTGCTGGGGGTCCATGGAGCATCGACCACCATCAACGGCTACACGGAGGACACCGGAGACGGCACCGTGAGGCTGGCCAAGATGATGGCCTTTCTTGGGGCTCCCGACTCGGTCATCGCCCTCCTGGTGGTCACCTCCTCAGACGACATGACCTGGCTCGACAACCAGGCAGTCCAGGGCTGGGTTCAGCTCCTCGATCCTCGCAACGAGCAGAGAGAAGAGCAGCAGACCACGACGACGACGACGACGACGACCGGCAACAAGAACATGACCTGTCGATCGACCGAATCAGGGATCGTCTATCAGGTCACGCTCGGAGACGCGAACATCGTCGTCAACGGCAAGCTCTATCAGGTCAACGAACAGCACGCCGCCACCAAGGAGACTGGGGCGTGGGTGGCCACCGGGCCGACCCGGTGGGGCAAGTACGGGGCAGTGTTCTACGGTCCCAATCCGAGAATGGCATTCATCAACACCAAGGGCGAGAAGGCAGTGGATCGCTGCTGGTAGCCCACAACCCTCAAAGGAAAGAAAGTGACGAAAATGAGAAACTCAATCGTAGCGGCGTTCGGCGCCGTGTTCGCAGTCGCCATCCCCCAGAAGCTCATCGTGTTCCTGGAGACCCCCTCCGCTCACGCGGGCTTCGTCAAACCAAACGAGCCCGCGGCTCAAAAGGGAGACAGGCTGGTCAGGGCCGGGGTCATCGGCCCCGTCCCCTCCTACGCCCTGACCCTGACCCACGCCAACGGCCTGACGACCAAGGTAGTGGAGGGCCAGCCATACGCCGACTGCCGGATCCTGGCCTCGGCCTACGTCAGCGAGAACAACGTGCTCATCGTCCAGCAGCCGCTGGGCAATGTCCGCGTAGTCCCGATGGACATCAAGGTGTCCTGCGTAATCGACGGGGTCCTGCCCTTCCCTCCAGTCCTTCCGGAGACGGCTCCCCTGCCGACGCCCAGGGACGAGAATGCCCCATCGTTCTAAAAAAGTGAAACCTCCCCTCGAGGGGAGGTAGTCGCGGGGTGGTGCCCGCGGCCTGAAGATCAGCCAAAAGGAAAGGAACCCAAAATGGCGATGACTACACGAGACCATTACATTCTCGCTCAGGCCCTCTACGTGGCCTCGAGGGAGATGGCCAAGGAGAAGTGGCCCGAGCTCTCCAACATCGAGGACATGAAGCGCCTGCTCGACGAATACTTCCCGAGCTTCAAGGCAGTGTTCGAGAGCCAGGAGAGGAACCGGGCAGAGGCGATCGCGGCCTCCGACAAGGAGACTGCGGAATGACCTGGACCCTGGAGACGAAGGAGGGGCGCGCCTACGCGGGGCGCCTCATCAAGGAAGTGCTCAAGGTCATCACCGGCGACGAGCCGAACATCGAGACCGGGGAGGGAGAGGGACAGGGGGAGGTATCCTTCGAGAACCTCTTCGTCCTCGGCCAGGAGGACGGCTATGCCATAAGCTACGCCGTAGAGGTCCCGGCCACCAGGTGGGAGCCCTCTGGCGTGGACATCGTCGAGGTGGCCGTCGTCGCCTCCCTGGACGAGGCCATCGAGCTGGCCCTCAAGACCCACCTCTGCCAACTGGTCGACGTGGCCCTGGAGGGAGAGCGCATGGTGAGCCTAGTAGAGGAGGAGCAGTCGTGATCACCCCGGAGATGTACCAGAACGCCAAGGACAGGATCGAGCATCTCGAGCGGGAGCTTCGACAGTGCCAGGAGATCGGCAACAACCTGATCGTAGAGAACGTCCAGATCAAGGCCGAGCTCGACCGGGTCAATTCGGAGCTGGAGGGATGGAGGAGGGCCAAGACGTGGGCAGACACTCCCTGATCCTCCTCCTGGCCCTGGCAGGAGCCTCGCCAGCCGCAGGGAAGGACCTTCCCCGCAGTCAGGAGCCCCCACCCCCTCCGCGGCCCTTGGTGACCGTCCCTGCGGAGGCCTTTGCCCATCCCGGATCGCCTCGGACCAGGTGGAGGAGCACCAACCAGATCATCGAGGAGTATCGAACCCCCGGAACCGGGCGGTCGGACTTCGTCGACCAGAGAGGGAGAAGGATCGATTGCTATCGGTCATTCACCGGAAGGGTAGACTGCCGATGATGATCCCGATCTGGAGGACCAAGGACGGTAGGCTCATCCCGGTCAACCAGATGAGCGAGTCGCACCTCCGCAACTCCATCAACCTCATCCTCCGATCTGGTGGCCGGTGGAGGGGGGATCAACTGAATGGCCTCCTGATCGAACTCGAGATCAGGAGGATCACCGGACGATGAGCGAAACCTCCCCTCGAGGGGAGGTCGTCACGACGTGGTGGTCGTGACCTGAATGAGCAGCCAACACCGAAGGAGCATACGGAATGAAGAAAATTTCAAAGGGCGACGTTTCCAAGCTTGAGGAGATCGTGGCCGATCTTACCAGCAAGAAGACGGATGTCGAGACGGCAATCGAAAAGGCCAACGAGGCCATCGTGGAGGCCAACGCCGCCATCGAGGAGTACAACGGCCATCTGGAGGAGGCCGAGGCTCTCCGCGACTCGGTGGTCGGAGCCATCGAGGAGTACGTCGGAGACAAGTCGGAGAAGTGGCAGGAGGGCGACGCCGCCGCCTCCTACGAGGACTGGAAGGGAGAGTGGGAGGGCATCGACTTCTCCGAGGTCGATCCGATCGAGGAGCTGACCGCTCCGGACATGGACCACTCCTCCGAGCTCGAGGGCCTGCCCCAGGAGGTATCGCTGTGAGACTGGTCAATCTGGAAATCAATCCCCTCGACGCGGGAGGGATAAGGGTCAAGGCAATCTCCCGGTTCTCCGGGGAGGAGCACGAGATGGTCCTGCCAATGTCCCTGGACGAGTTCGGCAAGGCCCTCGAGGACTGGGAAGCCAGGAGGGTCCCCATCCAGGAGGCCTTCCCGACGCTCACCGATCAGCAGCGGGAGTTCCTCATGACGGGGAGCACCCAGGAGGAATGGGACAAGGCATTCCCGGAAGACGATGAGGACGAGAAGGGAGACTGATGTGAAGGTAACGATCGAGTTCGACGCCGACGAGGAGACGGTCCAGAAGGTTCTGGCCCTCCTCTCCGGGAAGCCGGCGACGATCCCTCCCCTCGAGGGGAGGCCAAAGCGAAGGAAGGCCGGTCACCCCTACCGGGGAGACAAGGGACTGGTCGATGTCATATTCGGCATCGTCAACGACAGGGGAGGAGAGGCCCGCCTGTCCGAGATCAAGCGAGACGTGAGAAAGCTCAAGGCCTGGAAGACGACCAGCATCTCCGCGGCCATCCACATCCTCAAGCGATCCGGGAAGCTGGCCAAAGCCAACGGGGTCTACACGATCCAGCACTAGAGTTGGAAGGGGGGAGGGCTCTTAACCCCTCCCCCTCATCGAGCTCTAATTGCTCGGGAGAAGGGACAATAGTCCGCTTCTCTTTTTCTCTGATCTGGCCTAGTCTGGTCAGGTCACCCAACGTCATCAGAAGGAGTTAAAACGTGACGAAACTGCAAGACGAAATCAATGCCATGACCTCTACGGCCCAGCTGGTCGGGTTCTACAACCAGATCGCCAACGATCACGACAAGCCTCAGGTCAAGAGGTTCAAGACCATAGAGGAGGGGCGCGACAAGGCGTACCATCTGGCCTGGACCCTGGGCCTAGACGAAGAGGCTCCAGGCGCCGGCAACACCGAGGAGGAGGCCACCGAAGCCAAGCCCAATGGCGGGAAGGCCAAGGCCCCTGCCAAGGCCAAGGGGAAGGCAGCCAAGCCGGCCAAGGAGAAGGAGCCCAAGGAGAAGGCCGCCAAGCCGGCCAGGGAGGACCAGGAGAAGGGACCTCTCGACACCCGGGTGGGAACCCACAAGCACAAGGTCGTCGAGCTCCTGCTAGCCTCCAATGGCAAGGGGGTTGGCCTGAAGGACCTGGCCAAGAAGGTCTACGGATCGGAGGAGAGCCTCGGCAACGTCAAGATGGTGCTCAAGGGCGTCAAGAAGAGTTGCGACGAGAACCCCAGGTTCAAGTTCTCGATCGACAAGGAGACTGCCTCCCTGACCAAGGTTCGCTAGGGACGAATGACGTCTGGAAAGGAAGGTCGAGAATGAAGGACGAAGTCCGCTTCTCTCCAAGCGAGAAGAGAATGCTCGCCATCCTCGAGAAGGAGAGCGAGCCGATCGCGACGACTGACCTAGCGCCGAAATTCTACAAGGGTCGAAAGGGTGGCACGCCGGAACACGCCGTGTCCACCGTCGTCTCGGTATCGAGAGCCCTGGAGAAGAAGACGGCGAGAGGGTTCCCATTCAAGGTGCGGAGATCGGAGAGGGCGGGACCCTATCCGATCAAGGTCTGGATCGATCGAAAGTAAACCAAAGGGGCGGGGAATGACCCCCGCCCCAAAACCATGGAAAAAGGAACGAGAGACGTGAAGAAGTACAAGCCGAAGAGGAAGCCCAGAGCCCACCAGGCAGAGGCCCTCGACAACATGAAGGGAAGGGAGGCGTACGGCCTGTTCATGGCCATGCGCACCGGCAAGACCAAGACGACCACCGACGACTTCGGCAGGCTGTGGGCCGCCGGCGAGGTGGACGACTTCCTCCTGATTGCTCCCGCCGGGGTCTACAAGACCTGGCCAGAGGAGATGGACAAGGACCTGGACCCCCTCCTCGAGGGAGAGCTGGACAAGCTCCTGTGGGGCTCCGGCTCCTCCAAGACTGCCAAGGGGGAGGAGGCCATCGACGAGTTCATCGCCAGGAGGAAGAAGGGCGACCGTCCTCGGGCCATGTTCATCAACGTCGAGGCCCTCTCCACGGTGGAGAGAGCCCAGCGGCTGGTCTCGGAGTTCGTCCGGCAGCGCCGCTGCTACGTGGCCATCGACGAGAGCACCAGCATCAAGGAGGGAAGGAGCAAGCGAAGCAAGTTCCTGATCACCAAGGTTGCCCCCTTTGCCACGTACCGCCGGATCCTGTCCGGCCTGCCCACTCCCCAGAGCCCGCTGGACATCTACGCCCAGTTTGCCTTCCTCCAGCCCCAGAAGCCGCTGGGCTTCTCTTCCTTCGTCAACTTCCGGGCCCGGTACGCCGTGGTCCGGAGACAGCAGATGGGTGCCCGGTGGTTCGACCTGATCGTCGGCTATCGGTTCCAGGAAGAGCTGGCGGAGAAGATCAGGGACCATAGTTTCCGGGTCACGCTCGAGGACTGCTACGACCTCCCCGAGAGCGACTATCAGATCAGGCACGTTGCCCTGACCAGGGAGCAGAAGGACGTCTATGGTCAGCTTCGAGACAGGGCCGTGGCCGTGCTCTCCGAGACGGAGAAGGTCACTGCTGATCTGGTCATCACCCAGCTGCTTAGGATGCACCAGGTGCTCTCCGGGGTGGCGGTCGACTCGACTGGGAAGATGCACGCCATCCCGGAAAACCGCACGGGCGAGCTGTTGGACCTCCTCGAGGAGTACGACGGCAAGGCCGTGATCTGGTGCGCCTACGACGTCTCCGTCCGGCAGGTCGTCGAGCAGCTCGAGAGGAAGTACGGCGAGGGCTCCGTCGCCCGGTTCTGGGGAGGCAATGCCAACACCCGGGAGGAGGAGGAGAGGGCCTTCAAGAACGATCCCGAGTGCCGGTTCATGGTCGCCACCGCGGCGGCCGGGGGAAGGGGAAGGACCTGGAGCGTCGCCGACCTGACCGTCTACCACTCCAACACCCACAACCTCGAGCACCGATCCCAGAGCGAGGAGCGGGTCAAGGGCATAGGCAAGGAGAGCCGGGCCCTCTACGTCGATCTCGTCTCCCCTGGCACGGTGGACGAGAAGATACTCATGAGCCTGAAGAACAAGATCAACCTGGCGTCGATCCTCACGGGCGACGAGTGGCGAAAATGGGTGGTGTGATGACGAGCGAGCACAAGAGAATGAGAGACGGGTTCGCCGCCGCGGTGGAGGAGGTGCTCAGGGCCTCCCTCGTGGCGGGGGAGAAGATCGAGAGGCGAGAGAACCTGATCGAGATCAGGTTGCCGACCGTCGCCTTCAATGTCATTGTAACGATCAAGAGGGGGAGCCTGGTCGATGGCTAACAGGAAGAAGATCGTCGGGACCCTGGTCGTCATCGGAGTCGATGGCAAGATAGAGGAGAGGCCGATCGAGGTCGGGGACGTGGCCAAGGAGGTTCGCGCCGTCCTCGACGATCACCTGGAGGCGGTTCCGTACTTCTCCCAGTACAAGGGGAAGAGGTGCGTCGCCTTCTGCGGGGAGAACGGCAAGAGGAAGGGCCTGGCCCCGAACCTGCTGGCGACTACCATATGGCAGCTGGAGTTCCCCCCTCCCCACAACCAGGACTACATCGCCGGACCGGTGGCCATCGTCCACGGGCCGGCCAACTTCATGAGGGCACTATGACATACTACCCGAAGACCTACGAGGAGGTCGAGGCCCTCTGCAGGGAGGTCCACTCCCTGCTCGACCAGGCCCTCGCCGAGGGCTGGCGGGCACAGGCCAGGGAGAGCCATACCGTCGCCGATATCCTCTCCCGGAAGGGGGAGGAGGACAGCATCGAGGGCGGGCTGATGTGGGACGACTTCGTGATCCTCCGCCTGCTCCAGAGCATGGCCAGGGCGGACGGGGCCTCGTACCCCCTGTTCTGCATCACCCGACACACCGCCGCAGCGGGCGAGCTGATGAGGCTCTCCCCCCACTACCCCTTGGAGAGGGCCAAGAACGTTCGAATCGAGGAACGGATCTGGGCCATGGACCGCCTCGCCCACGGGGAGAGACTGGAGCACCCCAACGACGTCACCCCCGGCCATGCCAGGATGTTCTTTCGAGACTTCAAGGCGAGGCGAGGGTGAAGGACTACGACGACCCAGCAATTCGAACTCTTGTCGTCCGGGCCATGGCCTCGGTCTTAATCTCCTCCCAGGTCGACCTCTCCGACGAGGTGGCCTGCTGGAGGAGGCTGGTTAGGGCGGGGTTCTCCAGGGAGAGCATCGGGGACGTCCTCCCCGAGATCCGATCCACCTGGAGGAGAAAAGGGGGGAGGTCTCGATGAGGCTTCCCCCCTTTTTCGTTTCTAGAAAGCCCGCAGGGGAGGCTCGCCAGAAGCCGCCGCGGGGTCCCGGGCCTCCTACCACGTCCCTGCCCCTTGGTGCGGCCTGGCGAGCGGTCCCTACAGGCTGGCGAGGCATTTTCCCCATTTCCCCTCCATCTGGTGCGCATCCTGGCGGTCCGAATGCCCGGCCGGGGTACTATCCCCAGGGCCCGTGCGCCAGAA